ACCCCCGCCCCCCCCCCCCCCCCCCCCCCCCCCCCCCCCCCCCCCCCCCCCCCCGGCCCGCCGGGCCGCCCCCCCCCCCCCCCCCCCCCCCGGGGGGGGGGGGGGGGGCTCCCTCACGCGGATCCCCCGGGGACTCGCAAGTTCCAGATACCCCTTTCTCAACGCCTGCGGCTGGAAATCTCATCTCATGGTCTACAGATCCTGCTGTCCTTTTGTCAACACGCCAATGGGTGACCAGCAACGCGACTGCTAAGGAGCGTTGCGATCTCCGGGCATTGTTTGCATCTGATCCTGCTGCGTGGTTGGCACTTACGGGTTGGACGTATCGCGTGAAGGAGACTGGGGTTGACGGACGGGAACGCCCGGCGGTGGTGCGCGATGTGCCGTTTATCCCTTGGGACATTCAGGTATCTGCTGTTCGGAAACTTGCTGCTTCGGTCAAGGACGGTCGTGACGTTGTGATACGGAAGAGCCGCGACATGGGCGCATCATGGTTGGTTGTGTCTTTGGCAACATGGGGTTGGTTGTTTCATGGGTGGCAGAGTTTGTTGGTGAGTCGCGTGGAGGACGGCGTTGATCGGTCGGGCGATCCGGACAGCCTGTTCTGGAAGGTTGACTATCTGTTGCAGAGCCAGCCTGCGTGGCTGTTGCCCTGTCACATGGATCTGTTGAAGAAGGGCGGTCAGTACAGGCAGCACATGGTGTTGCGCCATCCGGTGAGCGGGGCAACGATTGCGGGTCAGGCGAGTGGAGCGCACATTGGTCGAGGTGGTCGGCGCACGTTTGTGCTGTTCGATGAGTTTGCTGCGCTGGACGATGACGAGGCTGCGTGGCGATCTGCTTCGGATACGACATCATGTCGAGTTGCTTTGTCAACACCCATTGGATTCGGTACGCGGTACGACAAGTTGGTGGCTGAGGCACGGAGTACGGGCGAGCCGATTTTGTTGGAGATGCTGTATTGGCAACACCCAGAGAAGGGTGTGGGTGCGGAGTACCGGGTGGATCAGTCGGGCGTGGTGACGGGTGTGAGTGGTGGGACGTATGTGTGGACACCTTGGTTGGCTGACCAGTTGCGTAAGCGCGACAAGGTTGACTTAGCACAGAACGTATTCGCTGAGGCGATGGGTGCAGGTGCTGCGTTCTTCCCCAGTGTGTCGGTCACTCAGCACAGGCGTGAGTTTGGGTCGGAGCCAAGAAGGGCGAACTGGGTGGGTGGTCGGTTTGTCGATAGTCCAACGGGGAGGTGGCGGTTGTGGGGTGAGTTGGAGCCGTTGGGCAGTTACTCAGTGGGCGTTGACCCGGCATACGGGACGGGGAACCATGCGAGTGCGGTGTGTGTGATTGATGCGGAGGAGAAGCGGATGGTCGCGAGCATGGTGGATGCCACGATTACCCCGGCGGATCTGGCTGCTGAGGTGGTGGGTGTGTGCCGTGGCGCGTTCAAAGAGGCGGTTGTGGCATGGGAAGTGAATGGTCCGGGTCAAAGTATGCAGAGAGACTTTGAGGCGCAGCGGTTCCATCGAGTGTGGAAGCAGCGCAAGGAGGGCGTGTCCAACCACGGCGCGACCGAACGAGTGGGCTGGTTGAGCACTGAGCAAAATAAACGCTTGCTGCTGGGTAACTTAAGTAGATCAGTGCAGCAAGGGGAGATGATTGTTCCATGCACGGGGACGATGGACGAGATGTTGGCTTACGTGCTGGATAGTAATGGTCGGGTGGTGGCGGGTCGGTTGCGGGATGAGAGCACGGGAGCGCGGGAGAATCACGGGGATAGAGTGATTGCTTTGGCGTTGGCGTGGATGGCGATGTCGGACGCACCTGTTCCGCAGTACGACCAGAAGACTTACGCTCCCGGAACAGCAGGGGATTTGCTCAAACACTGGGAGGTCAATAGATGATGATTGCAAACGGCGACAAAGTACGTAACTGGGTCAAGGACAATGACGAAGAGGCGATGTTCGCAGATGGACTGGACGATGCGATTATTGCTATTTCGCGTGATTCGCTGACGGGGAAGTACCGGGTGGTGTATGACGTAGCCCGTATCGTTCAGGTCTTGATCAACGATCAGGGCATGGATGAAGATGAGGCGTATGAGCACATGGAGCACAACATCATCAACGCCTATGTTGGTGAGATGACCCCGATCTGGGCGTTCCTCCCAGAGGAGAATTGAAATAAGCGTAATCGTCTTGGGATCTCGCGCCCCAAGTCTGCATTTACTGTCAGCGCGAAGTCATTTGCCGCCATGAAGAGCGGCTGGAAGAAGAAGAGTAAATGAAGAAGCCAGCAAAGAAGGGGATGTCGAAGTCCCCAATGATGAAGAAAATGCATGAGAAGAAGGAAAGCATGGGCATGAAGATGAAGGAAATGCGAAAGGGTGGGAAGTCCTAATGCCAAAGGTAGGAAAGAAGACGTTCCCATATACCGCTAAGGGCAAGGCTGCTGCGGCAGTCGCGGCAAAGAAGACTGGTAAGAAGGTCACGAAGACGAAGGGTTACTAAATGCTTGGACATCGATTCATCAAGATTCGTGCCACGTGGTATCACGCTGACGAGGTACTACAGATTGACGATCTTGGTGGTCGTATGCGTGTCATGCTGTCCAGTGGATTGAAGTTAGACCTCGACCCCATTGAGGGTGAGAAGGTCGCCAAGCAATTGGAAGATCATGGTCTGACTCAAGCCAAGGGATTTGACAACTCATCGATTGCGATTCTTGTGAATCGATTGTCTTCGCTGGAGAACACGCTTTCAAATATGAAGGCGAAGTTGGCAGCGATTGAATTAGAAGGTAAAGCCAAGCAGAAGGTATCCACGTGATTGACTTTAGTAATATCAACGCCATTCGTGACGAGATCGAACGGGCGGAATACTTTCGCAATGAGCACATGGAAACCCCGAAGGAACTCCGTGAGGCGTTCTCAGGTGCGGCGTACCGAAGCGGTCGGGGGACGGAGCAGCCGGAGAACGCAGTCCATGCGTATATATCGATGGTGCTCCCCCGCATCGTGCATGACAACCCGAAGGTGCGAGTGACGAGTTCGCGCCCGGGCATTCAGAAGACAGCCTGCGTAGCGATGAAGGCTGGTATCAATCGTTGGTCGAAGATGACGAGGGTGCGCGGGACGTTGGAGCGCATTGCCACCGATATGTTGTTGGGCTGGGGAGTTGGCATGGTTGTCAACGAGCCAAAGGGGGCGGAGCGCAAGTGGGATGCTGACGGTCCATATCTGCCCCGCCTGTACCGCATTGATCCAGAGCGGTTCTTCATTGATCCGGCAGCGCAGCACTGGGAAGAGGCTCGCTTCATGGGTCACGTGTGGATCAGTGACAAGGCAGATTTATTGCGTTTGGCTGAGGCTGATGAGACTTGGAACCGGGATCTCATTGAAAGCCTCGCCTGCAACAACGGTGTTGACGAACTGCGTGACTATCGAGATATCCCAGAGCGGCGTGAACTCGCTATCTATGAAGTGTGGGTTCCAGAGTTAGATGAGGCTGCTGCCGAACTGATTGATGAGGCAACTGATCAGGCATTGTTCAATGGGACGATCTACACCATTGCCAAGTATCAGGGAAATACTGGTGGCTCAGAAGCCAGATACGAATCCGTTCGCGCCCCGCGCCCCTACTATGGTGCTCCGAATGGTCCGTACATCATGTTCGGTGCATTCACTGTTCCCAATGACCCATACCCGCTGAGTCCGATTGTGGCTTGCCGCGATCAGATCAACTACGCGAACGAACTTGCTGTCCGTCAGCAAGAGAACACGAAGCGGTACAAGAGAATTCTGGTCGGCGATGCCAAGAACCCCAAGTTGCTACAAGACATTGTCAGTGCGCCGGATCTTTACGTCTTTGCAGAAGCAGGAATCACGGCGCAAAGCATTATCCCCATCGAAGTTGGTGGCACTACAAATCAACATATTCAGTCGGTCGAAACCGCCAAGGAGCGTTTGGATCGAGCACTGGGGATGTCCGATGCGATGCGCGGGAACATCTCAGGTGGAGCATCGGCTACTGAGGTGGCGGTTGCTGAAAGTGCCTCCACGATGCGCATTGCCCACCTCAAGCGCGGGTTCCAAGAGTCGGTAGACACGATCATGCGCAATGTCGGGTGGTATCTCTGGCACGACCAGCGCATCATCATCCCAGTCGGCGGCGAGGACACCAAGGGTCTGCCGATGGAGGATCCGATCTTCCAAGGCGGTCTGAAGGTGGGTGCTTGGGAGGATATGCAGATCGATGTGGATTCCTATTCAATGGAGCGAACCAGCGAAATGCTGGCGCAAAAGCGTGCTGTGGAGACATTTACGGTTGTAACTCAGGCTGCGCAGGCAATGCCAGCCATGCCGTGGATCCGCTGGCGCGACCTGATGTCCTTCCTTGGCGATGCTCAGAACGTCCCGCAGATGGCTGACTTCATTGACGAGTCGATCTTGAAACAAGCAACCCAACCACAGCAAGCACCACAAGGGGGGGTAGGGGGTGTTCCACAAAGTCCTCCTTCCCCGTCTCCTACTGGCGAGCAACCTGCAATATCGGCGCGATCACAAGGCGCAATTGCAGCGGCTGCTTCGAGGATGTAATGCCGAACTACGAATTTACCAATCAAGCAGGGCAAGTTGTGGAGGTTTATTACCCCATGTCCACTGTCCCTTCGGTTGGCGCAGTGGTGCAGCATCCAGAACGCGGCACGTTGACACGCATTCTAAGCAGTGCGCAACTGTCGCCTAACTTCACTACAGGCACATACCCCTATGTAAGTGTGACACTCCCGCGCAATATGCCGGGCGTTCCTTGCAATGCAAAGGGTCAACCAATCATCTCAAGCCGCAGGCACGAACGCAACGTTGCGTCAGAGCACGGCTATATGCGAGCAGAGGACTAACTATGGACAGCACTGCTGAACCCATTGATGTCGAAACGCTGCCCAGCGGGGCAACGGAGCAAGACACTGGTATCGAAGTTGACTCATCACAACCAGATGACGATGATTCGATACTTGATCAATTGCTTGGAAGTGTGGAATCCGATGATGATGAAGCCGATGTAGATTCGTCTGCACCCGCTCCTGAGTCTGAACCATCCACACCCGCCTTTGACCGTGAAGTGGTCGCCAAGATCCTTAAACGGGATGGCGTACCGGATGCAATCATTTCTTCTGCTTCCGATGCTGTGCTAGCCGAATGGGCTGCAAAGGCTGAGAAGCGACAGAAGGATGTCGATTCATACGGCGGTCGAGTGAAGCAGATGGAGGAGCAACTTGCTCAAGGGAAGTCACCACCGGATGCGGCTGTCGAGGCTAACAAGCCTACGAATGCGGCTCCAAAGGCGGCTGATCCGTTTGAGCAAATGGCGGAAATGTATGGCGAAGATGTTGTCGCGCCAGTCCGTTCAGCCTTTCAGATGCAACAGCAGCAGATGCAGGAAAGAATGCTGCTTGCCGAAGCCCGTGCATCGGATGCTTCGATACGTGTTCAGTACGGGGCGAAGGCTCCAACCTTTGACGTAGTCGTAGCGAAGATGTCTGCAATGGGTGCGGCAAAGCCGGGTGGGTACGCGAGCATTGATGAACTCACGCGAGCCGCCTACACGGAATTAGTTGGAACCACAAAGTCTGCACCATCGATCAAGAACTCACAGCCAACCGCACCACGGGCGTCAAGTCCACCTGTGAAGGCTCCTGTTCGCGATGCTGACGATGATGTTCTGGATCAAATCATTTCTGGGACGCACAATCGTTCGTCTCGCACCAAACGTTAAAGGAATAGGCTCATGCCTTCAATCACACAATTCAATGACTTTATGCAGTCAACCGGACCTTCATATCTGAAGAGTGCCGATGCCGTTATCAACGAAGCCGTCAAGAACAACTACGTCCTTTCGCGTCTCCTCAAGGAGAAGGCAAACGAAACGACTGTTCAGGGTGGTACTTCAATCAAGGATGTCATCGTCTTTGACGATTCGTCCACCTACCAGAAGTATGAGCCAAATGATGTGTTCACTTGGCGCAACCCACAGGTGACCGACACGCTGACCGCTCCTTGGCGTTTCAGCATGGACCATATGTCGTGGACCGATCAGGAAATTGAACTGAACGATGGCGATGCCAAAGTCATGTACAAGCGCGTGAAGCGCATCAAGGAAATGCGTATGTGGACTTCCATGCTGAACGGCATGGAGAACGACCTGTGGGCAACCACCTTCGGTAACTATGGCAACATGGAAACTGGTGGCAAAGAGCCGTACTCGCTTCCTGCATTCATCACCGAAACCGTTAACTCGGATCTTACCTTTGGTGAGCGTGGCGGCGTTCCGGCTGGTTGGACGAACATCCTTGGTATTAACCCAGTGAATGATCCACGTTGGACGAATCAGGTTTCGTTCTACAAGCGGACCGGAACTGCAAATGATGTTCCTACTACAAAGAATGCTGGTGATTACACTGGTCACAATGCAAATGCATCAATTGCTCGCAATGTGTACAGCCTATTTGGCGCATTTGACGATATGTATCAGAAGGTGCAGTTCAAGGCTCCTTTGACGCAGCGTCAGTACTTTGAGGAAACACAGTTCAATCGTCAAATGATTCTGTGCTCAAAGGAAGGCATCAATCTCTACAAGCGATCACTTCGTGCATCGAACGATATGCTCGTAAGCGCACAGGATTCTGCTTACAACACGCCAACGTACAGTGGTATTCCGGTTGAATACTGCGCCAACATGGACAGTGCTGCAATTTATCCTGCTGTTGCTTCTGGATCGTCAGTTAATGATGATTTGGCTGGTCGTAACGGAGATACGGTTGTTGCTACCGGAAGCGAATTTGCATTGAACACCATCGATAAGGGTGCTCGATTCTGGTTCGTTAACGGTCAGTACGTCACTCCTATCTATCACTCGACTCGCTACATGAAGAAGCAT